CCTATCTAGGTTCCATCTACACCAATCCATCAACCAAAACTTACTACAGGGATGACAAATTTGTTAGTGATTATTATGAAGAGCATGACATTAAACTGTCTGGCTTTATGAGAACACAAACAAACCATGCTTCTACCCTTGATGACTTTTGCAAATACTCTCGCTTCATAGCGGATGATTTTTACACTAGCTCAGCTTGGGAGAAGTCGTATGATTTCCTTCTTAAAGAATTTGGACCTCACATGTGTGATTCCACGGTCGTCTCAATGGATGAGGCTATCACTTTTATGAAAGCCTCTTCCACAACAGGATTTCCGTGGAATATGCAATTTTCCACAAAGGCCGAGGCCGTTGTTGATTCAGATACATATTCATATATACATAATTTTATATTCGAGTCTGGCCATATTTATAGGCCTTTTATATTCCAGGTGTTGGCTAAGGAGGAAATCCTGCCTTCCGAGAAGGTTCAAAACAATTACCATCGTTCCATTTTAGGGGGCCCCCTTGAACTTACTTGGGCGCTCAGCATGATTTGCTGGGACCAAAACGAGAAGTTTTACGGTTCAACCGATTTGCACGCAAGCGCCGTTGGCAGTTCGGAATGGCATGGTGGTACGGACGTACACGTCCACCGGATCCAATCTTTTCATAATGACAAAGGCGGAATTCTTTTCGATGCCGATCAATCTCTTCAGGATGCCACCACGACAGTGTGGTGTTTCGAAGGTTTGGTTCGGTTTAGATTTGGATGTCTGGCGCGTAAGTTCAGGACTAAAAGAAATTGGAATCGGCTACTACATTACTACGTTGGCATAGTCTACTCGTGGGCCATATTGCCAGGTGGTGATGTAGTTATGAAACTTATTGGAAATGCATCTGGTCAACCAAACACAATCACAGATAACACAATGAACATATATAGATTGCTTAGTGCAGCTTTCATTTCACTTGCACCCGTTGGTTTCATACCATCTCATGCCAACTTTCTCATCTATGTCTTCATGCGTTTGTATGGAGACAATGTCAACGGCGTTATTGCCTCAATCATTAGTTCTTGGTTTAATCCTGATACCATTTCAGTGTGCCTCTTTAAAGCTGGCGTTGTGTTGAAGTTTCATGAACATGTTTCAATACATCAACTGGATTGGTTGTCTTCTTCTTTTATATTCCTTGATGGACACTACCTCCCATTGAGAAATTATCAAAAGGCTTTGGCCTCTCTTTTGCACATGCAACCGACTGGGCAGGGTATACTAAGGACTTTTGAGCGTGCTATAGGTTTGTATTATGCTTATTGGGTATCCACCGAATTTCGTAATATAATGAAGCCTTTATTGCTCAGGTTGGCGGATGTCACGGCTGACATGGATGGTAGTGAACGATTGCGGGCGTGTGTTTTGAATGATGAATCTCTATTTGATCTGTATACTGTAAATAAAATCTCTCAAAGTTTTCCTAATTTTCCTTTGGGAGAGTATGTGGTGCAACCCCACCCTAGCTGAAAGAAAGGTAGTCAGCCGTTATCTGTGTTTCCACATTCGTGTGTTTGGTACATATATTTTGTGTGTTTATATATTTTCATGTTTTGTTTGTAAATGCTTTCATTCTCATCTATATTATTTACGTATCGCACCACAACCATTTTCATTTATATTATTTATGTATCGCACCACAAAACCATTTTTGCGCAGCCTTTTCTTCTCTGGCTCAGGGTTTTAATTACAGGAGCACCGTGAGAAAGGTTATCTTAGTTGGATTATCCATAAAAGTGTTCCCAAGTTGTGTGCAAAGAAGTGTTTCTGCACGCAGATTTCTTTGTTTACGCTTGGGTTTTTATGTATGTCTAATTAATGTAGCGAAACTTTCAAACCAGAACTCCTGAAGTGAAACAATGATCCGCAGTAGTCTTTGCTAAGTGAGAGAACGTGAAAATTTCGTTTGGACAATGATGCTTAATTTTCCT